GCGGATGTGCATTTCTCCGCCATCCCGTGACTTCAGAACATACTCGTATGCGGCTTTTTCAAGTTCGTCTTCGGAGTCAATGAAGTCGTCTTGGCGGTCAAGCAGAACTTTATCGGAGGTGTCTTTTATCACCGAAGCCCAGCCGAACACAAGTTTTCTGTCGGCATCAATCTTTACGATGGTTCCAGCCGCCACTTCAGACATACGAACTCTACGATAGTCGCAAACTATCTATGAATGGTAGCCCTAGTTGAACAGTTCCCTTGTGGTGGCGGTGAGACTTTCAATGGTGATGACCATACCGACAGGAATAGCCAGCACGCCGTCATACTCTGGTTCTTCTGCACTGACATTCCACGACTGAGCAAGAACGAGATGGTCGTCTACCCTGTCCTTCAAGAGCCAGCCAACCGATTCCACTAGGCATGGCTCATTCTTGATTTCTGAATCGGAAATCCAAACATCAGAAATAGAATGTGCATCTTTCCATACGACACGGACTTTTTCGTTTCTGGTCATGTCAGTATCCTACTCGCTGAAGGCTATCGCCATTGGTGAGCCAGACAATAATCGGATGGTCGGGCGGAAGTTCATTGATGCGTATTCCTGTGACCGATTCAATGTACACACTAGAAGACTTGAGTATTTCTGACTTCCTAGAAGCAAGCGAATTGGCACCACTACCTTCACCGTGAATGATGAAGGTTACGACAGGAAGCCAGCCACGGTAATATTCTTTGATGGTCGGGTTCTTGCTGCCGCCCATAAGCCACCAAGCAGCAAAACCCTCCGCAAGCATTTCTTCCTTACTAGACCGAGCGTATGTTGAAGGAAGCGAATTCTTGTATTCTCTAAACAACCTAGAAGCGCTGGAAGTGACAGGAATAGTCATAGTTCCCATTGTCAAATGATGACCTATCTCATGCGCCATCACCGCATACATTCCTTTCTGAGCAACCTGTTTTGGCGCAGATTTAGGAACACCCACCATACCAACATCCTGTGTGTTCTCAACACCCATCGTATTTGGAACAACTGCGCCACGCATACCTTTCGGGTCAAACAACGACAAGTCAGATGCGGTTGGATAAATTCCAGCACTTTTGTCTCTTGTGTTCATGCTTATTGTTCCCGATTGGATTTCTGAGAGCCTGTATGTAGTTGAATATTTGCCATCTGGCATTCCACGAGCATTAGTAAAGTTAATATTCAAAAGACGGACATTAATCCCCATCGCTTTCGCTTCTTCAAGCGCCTGCGCAACACCCAACATTTCTTCAAGCGCATACTTGGATTTCGCAAACTTCGGTTCAATAGAAACGACATTCTGTGTCGCACCAACAATCCTGTTGATTGACTTTCTAACTTCTTCAACGGTTCGCCCATACCGCTTCTTCGCTTCATCAAGCGGCAATGTTTGAGCGGTTCCGTATTCTGGATGGCGAGGCATTAGCAAAGCAGAACTACCGTCAACGGCTTTCTGCTCAACAGCGGCAAGCCGCTTAGAATCGCCAATGATGTGATAGCGAACATTTGCGCCTTTTTTACTGCGTGAGCGTGAACGGCGTTCGGCATAAGTAGAACGACCACCACGCCCACTAACTGCGTTGTTTGCGGAAGTGAAGCGCCCCCGCTCGTCATGGTAGGGGTTTGCTTTTTCAAGAGATTCTTTTTTCATGGCGTTGTAATAGCCGAACAGTGGGAGCCGAGAAAAGTAATCTTCAAGTTTCATTGCTGTTCCAATTCAACATAAACTCTTTTTCCAGACACCCGAAATGAAGCGACTTTCATCTTTCTTTCTGGAAGCATCCACTCTCTTTGATACTTCCATTCTGAAGAAGCATACGGCGCAATATGAAGCCCCCTAGCGCCAGATTTTACAGTTACAAGAACAGAGAATTCTCCCATGCCTTGCATCGTTGGTGATGAATCAGCGTTTGCAAACTCTCTGGCTACCGTAAGTGATTCAGTCCAACTGCCACCTGCATCAATCTTCTTGCCAATTTTTAGTTGAGAAACAAAATCGCTAAACCCGTCTTCATCAAGAACCATACCACGGTGCAAGGGTTTTTTAGAGGTATGTGGCATCTGCGCTGATGCTTCACGAACAATAAAGTCAAGTTCGCCACTAAAAGTGTAACTTTCAATGGCATCTCTAAGCGCCACTGTTGATTTTTTATTACCTCGCTGAACCACTAAACCAAAGCCCCGTTGAAAAGAAAAAGTTTGGTCAATGTCAAACTCTTTCTTTTTTGGTTTCACTTTAGTTTTTGTTTTTTTCCTCCTGCCACCACGCACACCTGCGCCACCAACTGCGGCATTTGCGGAAGTGAAGCGACCTCTTTCGTCATGATAAGGGTTTGCTTTTTCAATGGTGGATTTAGACACCGAACCTTTCGGAAACACGATTCCAGAAGAACAGCGGCAGTTCGGGTGAGAAGCCTGCGGATAGGCAACCGCTTCGCCGTTGATGGTAGTCCAATACCCGTCAATGTCTGCTTCTACGCCATCCATCGGGCCGCAGATAGGACAAACAAGTTCATCTCTTGAAGTCATCCAAATCCGCTTTGCGTTCGGCGGCAAATAGCCTTCTGATGCCATCTGCTTCCAATACTCTGTTTGACCTTCCCCCATAGCGCGAGCGATTTCGGTTCTGGCAATGGTTTCGCTTCGGTACTTCAACAGCCGTTCCGCATACTCATCCGCACGCTTATTCGCCAACCGTTTAGCAACACCGTCAGCGAGCATCTTGTTCAGGTACTTGTCAACGGCTTTTGAGTGCTGTGGAAGCAAGCCAATGTGCGACCTTATCTTCCTCGCCGCTTGAAGCGTCGTGATATTGCCTTCAATAGCATCTCGCAGAATGTCGCTAATGGTTTGCCTAGTGACACTGTTGAGTGTCGTAGACAACTGGACAGAAAGATTGTTCGCCGTGTTCCGAACCGCTGGATTAAGAACATTGAACTCTCCGCCGACATCAACAACTTTCTGCGTTACTCTCGCACCAGTTTCCATCGCCGCTTCAATAATGTCGTCAAGCCTCTTTTGCGAAATGACAAGCGATTCCAGCCGTGAATCAATCGGGTCGCCAAACGACAGGTCGCCAGCATCAATCTCATCCAGCAAGTCCTTCAGCGCACGACTTCTGGAAAGAGTGGCAATCTGTTGAAGAAAAGCGTCACGGAACATCTCTTCAAGCGCATCATAGGCGGCAAGCAGTTCATCTGCCAGCGCCTGCCCTCGGATGCCACGAATCGGCATCACTTACTCCAGAATCGGCTTTTGCGGCTTTGCTGGTGGAGAAGGTTGCGCTGGCTGTGCCGCATTATTGCGTGGTCTAGCAACCGCCTGTTCCTGTTGAACAGCCTGCATGTCACCTTTCGCACTCTCACGCTTTTCAGGCAACTTGGCAAGCGAGCGCAAGTGATTTTCAAGATTGTCATCTGGAAACAGCGGAACTCCTGCACCAGCAAGAACCTGAATGTAGTTGCCGAGTTCACCCAATGGTGGCGCTTCAATGTCACCGTACTCAATAGTCGGCAAATTCTTGACATCAAACCCGTTGACACCGAACAATCGTGGAATGGCGAACTGGTTGAAGACGGTACGGATGATTTCTAGCCAGCACCGCAGCGAAATGGCGAACAGGTTCGTCTTGTCTGATGAGAGCGCATAACTTCCGTTCGCTGACTGGCCGAGCAGGATGAAGTCGGCTAGAACGCTGGTAGCAATCCGCTGGTCGTAGCGAGTGATGATTCTGTCCGTGTCAAACTGTCTGCTTCCTCCAGCCGAAATCAGTTCAAGACGGTAGAGCAGATTGTTCTTGTCATCGTAGATGGCTGGAAGAATCATTCCCTCTTGCTGGTCACGACGAATGTTGCGAACCGCATCCTTGTAATCTCCGTAGATTGACTGCGCAATGGCTGAAGCATCCGTTCGCATGATTTCTGGGTCAACATACATCACTGGAAATCCAGCAAGGTCACGCTCAACGCCGATGGCTTCTATTTCTTCAATGCGGCGCTTGAAATACCACGGGCGATAGGCGTTGCGCAGAATTGAACGCCCTTCAGGATTGTTCTTGTCAGAAGTCGTTCTAAACAGAAGAGCCTTCTCAATCGGAATGGTGCGAAGCGTGAAGTCTGGCGGGGCTGACTGCACCATTCCACGAATGCCGCCGTTGTCGTCAAAAATCCACTCTTGGCGTGTGTCTTGCGCACGAATCGGCAACTTCCTCCAGCCGATAAGACCGTCATCGTACTTGGAACGGTTCTCCCCTACGGAAGTTTCTTCATTGCCTTGACGACGCTTGTACACGATTTCATGCAGCGACCAACCGTAAGGAAGCATCGTGAGTATTTCGCTGATGGTATCTTCCCAAGAAGTACTCATGTCGTTCATGCATGATTCAACGAACTTCGCCGCCCGCTTATCTTCAACCGAACCAGTCGCAGATTGAACACGCCACTGCACTTGACGAACGAGTTTGTCAATGGCGAATAGAATCGCACCAACAACTGGGTCGTTATCCCGCATTTCACGGTAGGTGTTGATGGCTCGGTATCCCTGCAACTGCGGCAGGAACTCTTCAAAAATGTAGCCAGAAGTTCGCCTTAGTCCAGTGGAACCAGCCTCACGGAATAAGTCTTTGTCAGCCAAAATGCGACACTCCTAGAAATCGCACCTGAACCTACCACAACAACCGCATAAAAAGCAAAGCACCCCCTGTCACCGCCGTTCCCGCAAACGGATTGGCGATGACAGGAGGAATACTTTTGCTATTCCTTCATCCGCTACTGCGGAT